ATGACAATGAATTTCGATCCGGGGTCGGAACTGGCGGAGGGGCCGTTCCTGCCCCAGACCGCAATGGAAACCATCGACATCGCCAGCGGCGTCTTTCGGGACGCCGCTGAGGACTTGGAACGGCTGCGGCGCAAGCTGCGGGCGGGCGACATGGGCGAGTTGAAAGACGCCGCCGCCATGGCGCGCAGCCTGCGCAATGCGACGCAGCAGATGCTCGAGGAAAGGAACAAGGTTGACAAGCTCCGTAAGGAAATTGCCGGGGGCGTCGGGGACGGCAGTTTCGACCTGGACGCGGCCCGAGATGAAATCGGGCGCCGCCTGGCTTGCCTCCGCCGCGCCGGAGGAAGTTGACGACTTTCTGTCGGGCCTGAGCGACAATGCGCTGGCGAGCCTGCCATGGATTTTCGAATTCTGGGCGCTGCCGCATCAGTTGCCGCCGAGCGGCGACTGGAAAAGCTGGGTCATCATGGGGGGACGTGGCGCGGGCAAAACCCGCGCCGGGTCGGAATGGGTGCGCCGCAAGGTCGAAGGAGCGACCCCCGCGACGCCGGGCGAGTGCAGTCGCGTGGCGCTGATCGGCGAGACCTTTGACCAGATCCGCGAGGTGATGGTCTTCGGCGATAGCGGAATCCTGGCCTGTTCGCCCCCGGATCGGCGTCCGGTCTGGGAGGCCTCGCGCCGGCGGCTGGTCTGGCCCAATGGGGCGACCGCGATGGTGTTTTCTGCGCATGAGCCCGAGGCGCTGCGCGGGCCGCAATTCGACGCGGCCTGGGTGGACGAACTGGCCAAGTGGAAAAAGGCAGAAGATACCTGGGACATGCTGCAATTCGCGCTGCGGTTGGGGAGGCATCCGCAACAGGTGGTGACGACGACGCCGAAGAATGTCGAGGTGCTGAAGCGCATCCTGCAAAGCGCCTCGACGGTGACGACCCATGCGCCGACGGATGCGAACCGGGCCTATCTGGCGGAAAGCTTCCTGGCGGAGGTCGAGACCCGTTACGGCGGAACGCGACTGGGCCGGCAGGAACTGGAAGGGCTGCTGCTGGAGGATGTCGAGGGCGCACTGTGGAGCACACCCATGATCGAGGCGGCCCGGGTGGACCGGATGCCCGAACTGGACCGGGTGGTGGTGGCGGTCGATCCGGCGGTGACCGGCGGGGCGGCGTCGGACGAATGCGGGATCGTGGTTGCGGGCGTGGTGGCCCGTGGCGCACCGAAAGACTGGCGGGTTTATGTGCTGGAGGATGCCTCGGTGCGGGGTGGGCCGACGGAATGGGCGCGGGCGGCGATCGCGGCGATGGACCGCCACAAGGCCGAGCGGCTGGTGGCGGAGGTCAATCAGGGGGGCGATCTGATCGAGAGCGTCGTGCGCCAGATCGATCCCCTCGTGCCGTTCCGGGGCCTGCGGGCCGCGCGCGGCAAGGCGATCCGGGCAGAGCCGGTGGCGGCCTTGTATGAACAGGGCCGCATCAAGCATCTGCGCGGGCCGTCGCTGGGGGTGCTGGAGGACCAGATGTGTCGCATGACGCTGCGCGGCTACGAGGGCAGGGGCTCTCCCGACCGGGTGGACGCCCTGGTCTGGGCGATCCACGAACTGATGATCGAGCCGGCGGCGGGCTTCCGGCAGCCGATGATGCGCAGCTTGTGAGGCCGCCCCGAAAGAGGGGATATTTGAACCAGAATGAAAGGGCTGCCCCACGGGGCGGCCCTTTTCGCATCGACAAGCATGGAGGCGAGGCATGGCGTTTCGTTTGTTTTCCCGGCCGCAGGACAGCGTGCCGGTGATCGAGAGGAAGGCGAGCGCCACCGGGCGGGTCGCGGCCCTGGCGGCGGGGACCGGGCGGGTCGCCTGGTCGGCGCGCGATACCGGCACGCTGACGCGGGGTGGCTTCATCGGCAATCCCGTGGGGTTCCGGGCGGTGCGCCTGATCGCCGAAGCGGCGGGCGCGGTGCCGCTGATCTGTCAGGATCGCGCGCGGCGCTATGACGCCCATCCGGTGCTGGAGTTGCTGCGCCGGCCCAATCCGGGCCAAGGCCGGGCCGAGTTGTTCGAAGCCCTGTTCGGGCAGATCCTGCTGAGCGGGAACGGCTATCTGGAAGCGGTGGGCGTGGCGGCCGAGGGTCTGCCGGCGGAGCTGCATGTGCTGCGCTCGGACCGAATGAGCGTGGTGCCGGGGGAGGATGGCTGGCCCATCGCCTTCGAATATGCGGTGGGCGGCCGCAAGCACCGTTTCGACATGACCGGCAGCCACGATCCGATCTGCCATATCAAGAGCTTCCATCCGAGCGATGACCATTATGGCCTGTCGCCCCTGCAGGCGGCGGCAGTGGCAGTCGATGTGCATAACAGCGCCTCGGCCTGGTCGAAGGCGCTGCTGGACAATGCGGCAAGGCCCTCGGGCGCGATCGTCTATAAGGGGCCGGACGGGCATGGGAACCTGTCGGCAGAGCAATATGACCGGCTGGTGATCGAGATGGAGACGCATCATCAAGGCGCGCGCAATGCCGGGCGACCGATGCTGCTGGAAGGGGGGCTCGACTGGAAGCCGATGGGGTTCTCGCCCTCGGACATGGAGTTCCACGAGACCAAGCAGGCGGCCGCGCGGGAAATCGCGCAGGCCTTCGGCGTGCCCCCGATGCTGATCGGCATTCCGGGCGACGCGACCTACGCCAATTATGCCGAGGCGCATCGGGCCTTCTATCGCCTGACGGTGCTGCCGCTGGTGACGCGGGTCGCGGCCTCGGTCGCGTGGTTCCTGTCCGAGCATCTGGGCGCCGAGGTCGATCTGAAGCCGGACCCCGACCAGATCCCGGCACTTGCCGAGGAGCGCGATCAGCATTGGGCGCGGGTGGGCGCGGCGAGTTTTCTGACCGATGCCGAGAAGCGGGCGGCGCTGGGATTGCCGACCCTGCCCACCACGGAGGAATGAGATGGAAGGGTCGCGCTTTACCGAAAGCTTTGATCCGCATCATCACCGTTTCGCGGCGCAGGAGCGGGTGATGGCCCTGCAATTCGGCGCCGTGGACAAGCGGCTGGAACGGATCGAGGCACTGATCGAAGGGCTGGAGAAACGGCTTTGGATGACCGTTTACGGCGTCGTCGGGGTGATCCTGACGCAGGCCGTACAGTCGATCCTCGAATTTACACCGAAGGGAGGCTGACAGGTGGACAGCGGTCTGGAGTTGAAATTCGCCGGCGGCAAGCCGGTGATGACCGGGGGAGCGGTCATCGAAGGCTATGCGAGCCGCTTTGGCCTACCCGATCAGGGCGGGGATATTGTGGCGAAGGGCGCGTTCGGCGCCTCGCTGGCACGGCTTGCCGCCAAGGGCTGCAAGGTGCGGATGCTGTGGCAGCACGATCCGGCCAAGCCCATCGGTGTCTGGGACGAGATCCGCGAGGACGAGACCGGGCTGTGGGTCAAGGGGCGGCTTCTGTCCGAGGTGTCGCTGGCGCGCGAGGCGGCGACGCTGATCGACGCGGGCGCCATCGACGGGTTGTCGATCGGCTATCGCACGATCCGGGCCGAGAAGGACCGGCAGGGACGCCGCGTCCTGACCGAGGTGGAACTGTGGGAGGTGTCGCTGGTCACCTTCCCGATGCTGCCCGAGGCCAAGCTGGGTCGCAAGGACACCGAGGATACACGAGATTTCGCAGCGGCCCTGATCGCCGCGACGAAGGCGCTGCGGGACTGAGCCCGCAGGCCCATGGGTTCGGGTCGGGCATTTCCCCGCCCGCGCAACCGGGGTTCGGCCCCGATCACCGATGAGGAGACGCTGATGAGCGAGGTCAAGACCGGGGCAGTTCCTGCCCCCGGTGAGCTGAAGGCTGCGCTGCTTGGGTTCGTCGATGAACTCAAGAGCTACCGGCAGGATATCCAAAAGAAACTTGATGCACAGGATGATCGCATGAGCATGTTCGAACGCAAGAACGCCTTCCGCGCCCGCAGCCCACTGTCGACGGAGGCCGCCCCGGAGGTGCCCCACCAGAAAGCCTTCGATGCCTATCTGCGCAATGGTGACGACACCGGCCTGCGCGGCCTGGCGATCGAGGAGAAGGGCATGACCGCGGCCAGCGACGGCGGCTTCCTGGCCGCGCCGCACGTGGCGCAGACGGTACAGAATTCGCTGTCCAACGCGGTTTCGCTTCGGGCGCTGGCCAATGTGGTGACGGTTGACGCGGGCAGCTATGATGTGCTGGTCGACCGGGACGACATGACCACCGGCTGGGCCAATGAAACCACCGCCGTTGCCAGCACCTCGGCCGGTGTCGAACGTATCTCGATCCCGCTGCACGAGCTGTCCGCGATGCCGAAGGCCAGCCAGCGTCTGCTGGACGACGCCGCCTTCGACGTGGAAACCTGGCTGGCCGGTCGGATCGCCGACAAGTTCACCCGCGCGGAGGCCCATGCCTTCCTGCGCGGCGACGGGCTGGACAAACCCACGGGGCTGCTGAATGTGCCTTTCGATGCGACCGGTGCAGGCTCGATCTTCTCGATCGGCGAGCTGAAGACCGGCGTTTCGGGCGCCTTCGGCACCAATAATGCGGCCGAGAAGCTGATCGATCTGGTCTATGCGCTGCCTGCCGCCCATCGCGCCAATGCGACCTTCGTGATGACCTCGAAGACCGCCGCGACCGTGCGCAAGCTGAAGGATGCCGATGGCCGCTTCATCTGGGCCGACAGCCTTGCCGCGGGCGAGCCGGCGCGTCTGCTGGGCTATCCTGTAATGCTGGCCGAGGAGATGCCGGAAATCGCCGCCGATGCGCGTGCGATCCTGTTCGGCGATTTCAAGGCTGCCTACACCATCGTCGAGCGCCCTGACCTGCGCGTGCTGCGTGATCCGTTCTCGGCCAAGCCGCATGTGCTGTTTTATGCCACCAAGCGCGTCGGTGGCGGGCTTGTCGATGGCCGCGCCGTCAAGGCCCTGAAGTTCGGCGCCTGATCTCAGGCGTTCGAGGGCCGCGCCGGCCGCACCACGCCGGCTCAGCAACTGTCCGCGCATGCCCGGGGGGCGTGCCGGCGCGGCTTTTTCCTGTGAACAACCGGCCAGATTGGTCCGGCTCGGACGGGAGGTTCGGGATGATACTTGTCGAGGAGACGACACCGGCGGATGCGGCGCTGCCGTTGGCTGAATTGCGCGCGCATCTGCGGCTTGGCTCCGGGTTTGAACTGGCCGCGAACGCCGAGGAGGACCGCGCCCTCGCGGGGTTTCTGCGCGCCGCCATGGCCACAATCGAGGGCCGCACCGGCAAGGTGCTGTTGCGCCGCAACTATCGCATGGTGTTGGACGACTGGCGCGATGAGCGTGGGCAGGCATTGCCGATGGCGCCCGTCAGCACCGTCAGTGCGGTCGAGATCGAGGCGGCAGATGGCACCCTGCACGCCGTTCCGGTCGAGCGCTGGTCGCTGGTGGCCGACAGCATGCGCCCGGTGATCCGCCCCCGTGGCGGGCTGTTGCCGGCGGTGCCGGAAGGCGGCAGCGCGGTGGTTCGTTTCGCCGCGGGTTTCGCGGACAGCTGGCAAGGGGTACCTGCCGATCTGGCTCAGGCGGTGCTGATGCTGGCGGCCCGCTATTACGAGGACCGCAGTGACGATGGCGCGCGCCATTCATTGCCGATGGGTGTCAGCGCGCTGATCGAGCGTTGGCGCGCCGTTCGGGTCCTGGCAGGCCGGGGGGCACGGTGATGCCAGTCCCGAAAATGACCGTGCCGCTGGTCCTGGAAACCCGCGAACGCCAGGCAGATGGGATGGGGGGGCACCGTACGGTCTGGCGCGCCCTGGGGGTCGTCCATGCGCATATGGACAGCGGCAGCGGCCGGCAACGCGGTGCCGAGGCCGGGCCTGAAAGCATCGTCGGCTGGGCCATCACGCTGCGCGGCTTCCCGGCCGGCGATCCGCGCAGGCCTTCGTCGGGGCAGCGGCTGCGGATGGGCGCCCGCGTCTTTCGCATCGACGCCGTCGCCGAAGCCGACCCGCTGGGCCGTCATCTGCGCATCTTCGCACAGGAGGAATCCGTATGAGCTATCAGGCATCGGTCGCCCTTCAGGGCGCGGTCTATCTGGCCTTGCGCACCGATCCGGCGCTGTCCGCGCTGGTTGGCGATGCGGTCTACGACGCCATGCCGGTCGCGGCGCCCAGCGGGGTCTATGTCTCGCTCGGCCCCGAGGAGGTGGTCGATCTGTCCGACAGCGGCGGGGCGGCGGCGCGGCACGATTTCGTCGTCTCGGTCCTTGCGGGGACGGATGAGACGGCCGGATTTCGCGCCGTCAAGGAGGCCGCGATGGCCGTCAGCGCGGCGCTGGAGAGCACCGATCTTGTGACTGACACAGGCCGTATCGCCGGGCTGTGGTTTCTGCGCGCCCGCGCCAAGCGGGTGCAAAATGGCGCTGAACGGCGGGTCGATCTGACCTTTCGGGCGCTGATGGATCTGGCTTGAGGAGACGACAGGATGGCGGTTCAAAACGGACGTGATCTGCTGATCAAGATGGACATGACCGGCGCGGGCGAGTTCGAGACCGTGGCGGGCCTGCGCGCCACGCGGATCGGCTTCAACGCCGAAACGGTCGACGTGACCAGCCTGGAAAGCGAGGGCCGCTGGCGCGAGCTGCTGGGCGGCGCGGGTGTGCGCTCTGCCTTGATCTCGGGGTCCGGGGTGTTTCGTGACGCGGCGACCGACGGTCGTGCCCGGCAGGTCTTCTTCGATGGCGAGGTGCCGAAATGTCAGGTCATCATCCCCGATTTCGGCATCATCGAAGGGCCGTTCCAGATCACCTCGCTGGAATATGCGGGCAGCCATAATGGCGAGGCAACCTACGAAATCGCCCTGGCCAGTGCCGGCGCGCTCATCTTCGTGTCGCTGTGATGGTGAACCCGTTGCGTGGCGAGGTCGAGATCACGCTGGACGGCGTCACTCATTCCGCGCGCCTCACGCTGGGCGCGCTGGCAGAGTTGGAGGCGGCGCTGCAAACCGGCTCGCTGGTGGAGATGGCGGCGCGGTTCGAGGAAGGGAAGTTTTCGGCTTCGGACGTGGTGGCGGTGATTGTGGCGGGGTTGCGCGGGGGTGGCTGGCGCGGCAAGCGCGATGACCTGCTGTCGGCGGAAATCGACGGTGGCCCGGTGGCGGGGGCACAGGCGGCAGCCCGGCTGCTGGCCCGCGCCTTTGCTGTGACTGCCGGATGAACGGCCTCGACTGGCAGGGCCTGATGCGGGCGGGGATGGCCGGACTGGGCCTGACCCCGGAACAGTTCTGGTCGCTGACCCCGGCCGAGTTGGCCTTGATGCTGGGCGTCGATCCCACCGCCGCCCCGATGACGCGATCCCGGCTGGCGGCGCTGTCGCGCGCCTGGCCGGATCGCCCCCCGACAAAGGAGAAGGAAGATGGCGGACAAGAGCGGATTTGATCGCGAAGGTGATGAACTGGAGCGACAATTCGACAGATCGGCGCAGATAACGGCCTCGTTTTCGGCGGAACTGGGCCGGATGCAGCAATCCATGCTGCAAACCAGCCGCGAGGCCGATGCCTTCGCCAATGGTGTCGGCGGCGGCCTGAAACGTGCCTTCGACGGCATGATCTTTGATGGCATGAAACTGAACGATGCGCTCAAGGGGATTGCGCGCGGCATGGCTGACACCGCGTATGCGATCGCCATGAAGCCGATCAAGGATGCGGTGACAAACGCCATCGCGCAAAGCATCGGCGGGGGCGATGCGGCGGCCTTCGCCAAGGGCAGCGCTTTTTCGCAAGGCCGTGTCACCGCCTTCGCCAAGGGCGGGGTGGTCAGTCAGCCCACGCATTTCCCGATGCGCAGCGGCACCGGTCTGATGGGCGAGGCCGGACCCGAGGCGATCATGCCGCTGACGCGCGGCGCGGATGGCCGGTTAGGTGTTGCGGCCTCTGGGTCTGGGGGGCGTCCAGTCAGCGTCAACATCACCGTCAACACGCCGGATGTTGCGGGTTTCGCCCGCAGCCAAAGCCAGATTGCCGCCCAGATGGGGCGCATTCTGGCCCGCGGCCAACGCAATCTGTGAGGCGGCATGTTCCACGATATACGATTTCCCGCTACTCTCTCTTTCGGCTCGGTCGGCGGCCCCGAGCGACGCACCGAGATCGTCGCGCTGACAAATGGCTACGAGGAGCGCAACACGCCCTGGGCACATTCGCGGCGTCATTACGACGCGGGCCTCGGGCTGCGGGCGCTTGACGACATAGAGGCGCTGATCGCGTTTTTCGAGGCGCGCTGCGGCCAGCTTCACGGCTTTCGCTGGAAGGATTGGGCGGATTACAAAAGCTGCGCGCCAAGTGGCACCCCGGAATACAGCGATCAGTTGCTGGGGCACGGTGACAGTGCAACCACGACATTTCAGCTGGTCAAAGCCTATGCCTCGGGTCCGGGGCGTTATCTGCGGCCGATCCGCAAGCCGGTGCGCGGCTCGGTATTGGTCGGCCTGGGGGGCGAGGAGCAGCGCGAAGGGCTGGAGTTCGAGATCGACTATACCAGCGGGATCATCACCTTCGCCACCGCGCCGGGCCGGGGGGCGGAGATCACCGCGGGTTTTGAGTTTGACGTGCCGGTGCGCTTCGCGACCGACCGAATCGCGGTTTCGGTCGCGTCCTTCCAGGCGGGGGAAATGCCGCAAGTTCCGGTGATTGAGGTGCGCGAATGACCACGACGTATATCGCGCGCGCATGGGCGATTACACGCCGCGACGGCCTGATGCTGGGCTTTACGGACCATGATAGCGAGCTGACCTTCGCCGGCATCCGTTTTCGTCCCGATGCAGGGATGATCGCGCATGCGGTGGTTCAGGGAGCCGGCCTCTCGGTCGATAATACCGAGGCGATTGGCGCGCTGTCCGATGGCGCCATCGAGGAGCGCGACATCATCGCCGGACGCTGGGATGGGGCAGAACTGCGGCAATGGGAAGTCGACTGGTCCGATCCCGCCCAACATCGCCTGATCTTTCGCGGTCACTTGGGCGAAGTCACACGGGCGGGGGGGGCGTTCAAAGCCGAATTGCGCGGGTTGTCCGAACCGTTGAACCAGCCGGTCGGAAGGGTTTTTCACCCGCGATGCAGCGCGATCCTGGGAGATGCAGCCTGCAAAGTGAACATGAACCGGCCCGGCTTGTTCGGCGAGGCCGCCATTACCTCGGTCGAGGGAGGGAGCTTTCAGCTGGCGGGGCTGGCGGGCTTCGATGATCGCTGGTTTGAGCGGGGTCGCCTGATGGTGATTTCCGGGGCAGCTGTGGATATTGGCGGCCACATCAAGAATGATCGGGCAACGCCGAATGGTGGGCGCGAGGTCGATCTGTGGACGCAGACCGCGATGATGCCCGCTGTCGGCGACCGGGTCAGGCTATATGCGGGCTGCGATAAATCGGTGGCTACCTGTCGGCTGAAGTTCCGAAACTTCCTGAATTTTCGTGGCTTTCCGCATCTGCCGCAGGAGGACTGGCTGATGGCGCCGGGCAAGGACATTCCGCGCTCGGGCACGTTCAAACCGTTTGGGGAGTTGGGTGATAATGGTTGATCGGGGTGCTGAAGTCCTGCGTATCGCCCGTGGCTGGATCGGAACGCCTTACTTCCATCAGGGCGCCTCGGCCGGGGTCGGGACCGATTGCCTCGGCCTGATCCGCGGGATCTGGCGCGAGCTTTATAGCGCCGAACCCGAGGAGGCCCCGGCATATACGCCCGATTGGGGCGAATATGGCCCATCCGAAATCCTGCTGGCGGGGGCGCAACGCCATCTGCTGCCCGATGACGGGGGCGAGCGGATCGGGCAGGTCCTGCTGTTTCGGATGCGGCCGGGCGCAATCGCAAAACATCTGGGCGTGGTATCGGCGGTGGGGCAATCCGCCGCCTTCATTCATGCCTATGACCGCCATGGCGTCACCGAAAGTCCGCTTTCGGCGCCCTGGCGACAGCGGATCGCCGCGCGTTTCCGTTTTCCCTGAAAGAGGAGAAATTCATGGCCACCATCGTCTTGTCTGCCGTGGGCGCCTCGATCGGCGCGGGATTCGGCGGGACCATCATGGGCTTGGGCGGTGCCGTCATCGGGCGCGCCATTGGTGCCACGGTTGGGCGTATGATCGACCAGCGTCTGCTGGGCGCAGGCGCGCAAGCAGTGGAGACCGGGCGCATCGACCGGCTACGGCTTCAGACCACGGGCGAGGGTGTTTCGATTCCCCGCCTTTGGGGACAGATGCGTATTCCGGGCCATGTGATCTGGGCTGCCCCTTTGACTGAAGTGAGTTCGCGCCAAGGCGGCGGGAAGGGGACCGGACCACGGGTCACCAATATCTCGTATCGTCTGAGCTTTGCAATTGCGCTGTGCGAGGGGCCGATTCTGGGAGTTGGCCGGGTTTGGGCCGATGGCGAGGAAGTGTCGCCCGCCGATCTCAACATGCGCGTCTATACGGGCGGCGACGACCAATTGGCCGATCCCTGCATCGCCGCGCATGAGGGGGCCGCCGCGCCCGCCTATCGCGGCACGGCCTATGTGGTGATTGAGGAGTTGAACCTGGAGCCGTGGGGCAACCGCATGCCGCAGCTGAGCTTCGAGGTGACTTGCGCGGCGCGTACAGGCGGAGGGCTTTGCGACCAGATTGAAGCCGTCGCCATGATCCCCGGCACCGGCGAGTATTCGCTGGCGACCACGGCGGTCAGCTATGACCTCGGCTTCGGCGAGGCGACGCCGGCCAACAGCGCCACGATGCTGGCGCCAACCGATTTCACCGCCTCAATGGATATTCTGGGGCGCGAATTGCCGCGCGTCGGATCGGTTTCGCTGGTGGTTTCATGGTTTGGCGATGACCTCCGCGTCGGGCATTGCAGTCTGCGTCCGAAGGTCGAGGACGCCGGTCGGGACGGTGATCAGATGGGCTGGCGTGCGGGCGGCATCGGTCGCGCCGCTGCGCAGGAAGTCGCGCGCAAGGATGGCCGTCCGATCTATGGCGGCACACCGGCCGACGGCTCGGTAATCGAAGCCTTGCGCGCCATTACCAATTCCGGGCGCAAGGCGGTATTCTATCCCTTTATCTTGATGGAGCAACTTGCGGGCAACGGCCGCCCGGATCCCTGGTCGGGGGCTGAACATCAGCCCGTCATGCCCTGGCGCGGCCGCATCACCGCCGAGATCGCGCCCGGTCGTGATGGTAGCCCTGATGGCACCGCAGCCAACGTGTGGCATGTCAGGAGCTTTTTCGGCGCCGCCGCTCAAACGGATTTCGCCGTGGAGGATGGCCGCGTGAACTATACCGGCCCCGAGGAGTGGAGCTATCGCCGCTTCATCCTGCATTATGCGCATCTCTGTGCGCTGGCAGGCGGCGTTGATACCTTCCTGATCGGTTCCGAAATGGTCGGTCTGACCCAGCTGCGCGGTCCGCAGAACAGCTTTCCAGCGGTGGAGGAATTGCGCCGGCTTGCCGCCGATGTTCGGGCGATCCTCGGGCCCGAGGTCAAGCTCAGCTATGCGTCGGACTGGTCGGAATATTTCGGCTATCACCCGGGCGGAGGGGAAGTTTTTTTTCACCTCGACCCGCTTTGGGCCGACCCGAACATCAATTTCGTCGGCATCGACAATTACATGCCGCTTTCAGATTGGCGCGAGGGCGAGGCGCATCTGGACGCCGATTGGCGCCGCATCGACGCGCATGGCTATCTGGAATCGCAGGTGGCCGGTGGTGAAGGTTACGATTGGTATTATGCCGATCTAGCCCACCGCGACGCCCAAATCCGAACGCCGATCACCGATGGCGCGTATGACGAACCGTGGATCTGGCGTTACAAGGACCTGGCGAATTGGTGGGAAAATCGCCACCATGACCGTCCGGGCGGCGCTCGGGCGGGGCACGCATCACCCTGGGTGCCGCGCTCGAAGCCTATCTGGTTCACCGAGATGGGCTGCGCGGCTCTGGACAAGGGGACCAACCAGCCGAACAAATTCCTCGATGCGCTGAGTTCGGAATCGCAACTGCCGCATTACTCGACGGGGCGGCGCGATGATGCGACGCAGGCGGCCTATATCCGGGCGATGACGCGTTACTGGGGCGATCCGGCGAACAACCCCATCGGCAGCTATGGGGGGCGCATGATCGATATGTCGCGCGCTCATGTCTGGTGTTGGGACGCGCGACCATTCCCCGCTTTTCCCGGGCGGGAAGACCTATGGTCGGACGGCCCGGCATGGGATCGCGGCCATTGGCTGAATGGTCGCGCAGGCGCGGTGCCGCTGGCATCGGTGGTGGCGGATATCTGCGCGGCGGCAGGGGTCATCTCGTTTGATGTCTCGGGGCTTTCGGGGGTCGTGCGCGGCTATCTGGCGGCTGCGGGGGAAACACCGCGCCAGTCCCTGCAGCCGCTGATGCTGGCCTATGGCTTTGATGCGGTCGAGCGCGAAGGGATGCTGCGCTTCGTCATGCGTGACGGCCGCGTCACCGCCGCTGTCAGCGAACCGGAACTGGCCGAGCAGGAGGATGGCGCTCATGAAACCGCGCGCGCGGCCGAGGCCGAAATGACCGGCCGATTGCGGCTGACCCATGTGGCCATCGGTGATGCCTATCCGACCTCGACCGTCGAAGCGTCCTTGCCGAATGACGCCTCGGCTGCGGTATCTGACAGTGAAATCCCGCTGTTGATGACCGTGCCCGAGGCGCGCGCCACCGTCGAGCGATGGCTGGCGGAGTCGCAACTGGCCCGCGATACTATCCGGTTTCGGCTTCCCCCGTCCCTGGGCAGCCTTGGGCCGGGGGACGTGATTTCCCTGACCCGCCGCGGCGACAGCGCGCCCAGGCGCTGGCGCATCGATCGGGTCGAGCGAGCTGGTGCGGTAACCGTTGACGCGGTGATGACCGAGCCGGGGATCTATCGCCCTGCCGATTTTCTGGAAGGCGGTATCAGCGTGCCCCGTTATCGGCCTCCCATGCCGGTCTGGCCTATCATCATGGACCTGCCGTTGATGTGTGGGAGCGAGGTGCCGCATGCGCCGCATCTGGCCGTGGCGGCGAATCCGTGGCCCGGCTCGGTCGCGGTCTTCGGATCGGCCAGCGAGGACAGCGACTTTGCGTTGAACGTGACGCTGCCGCGCGGGGCGATGATCGGAGTGACCGAAACGGCGCTGAGCCATGCACGTGCCGGGCTGATTGACCGCGGAGCCGGGCTTCGCGTCAGTTTCGGTTCGGGCGCCTTGGCGAACGTGTCGATGCAACAGCTGCTGCAAGGGGCAAACCTGGTCGCAATCGGGGATGGTACGAACGAGAATTGGGAAATATTCCAGTTCGGACGGGTCGAGCAGTTGTCTCAGCGGTTATGGGTGCTGCATGACCGCCTGCGAGGCCAGTTCGGCACCGATGCCTTCATTCCGGCGGAATGGCCAGCGGGATCCAAGGTGGTTCTGCTGGACGGGGCCCCAAAGCAGTTGGCGTTGGATCCGGTGACGCTGGGTCAGCGGCGATATTGGCGCATCGGACCCGCGCTGCGGGCGCCGGACGATCCAAGCTATCGTCTTCGTGTCTCGGCAACCAAGGGCGCAGGCTTGCGGCCGCTATCGCCATGCCATCTGCAGTTGTCCGGCGACCGTCTGACATGGATACGTCGGACGCGGCTTTCGGGAGATCGCTGGGATCTGCGTGAGGTGCCCTTGGCTGAAGCGCGCGAGGCATATCTCGTGCGTGTCAGTGCCGCGGGCGTGATGCGTGAGTTCGAGGTGACCAAGCCAGAACTCATTTTGCCGCAAGACGTGCTGACCAACCTGGGCCAGGGCGGACCGACAATCTCGGTCGCCCAAATCTCCGACGAATACGGCCCCGGCCCTTCAATTACCAGGAGCTTCTGATGATCGATCAAATCACCTCTCGCCTGTCGTTGCCGTTGGTCCAAGCGGCGCAGGCGCAAAAGCATGTCACCGTAAACGAGTCGCTTGCGCGACTTGACGGTCTGGTGAATCTGGTGCTGTCCAGCCTTTATCGCAACACGCCGCCAGCCGCGGTCGTCGATGGCGCTTGTTATGCTGTTCCGCCCGGCGCTACTGATGCCTGGGCCGGGCAGGCGGGGCGGATCGCCATCGGCAGCAATGGTGGCTGGGTTTTTGCCGAATCCCATGCGGGGATGAAGGCATTTGTGACCGATATCGGCGTTAATGCCGTATTCGACGGCAATATCTGGGTTGAGGGTGCGCTGACACTGGGCGGCTTCGGGTCGGCACTGGTTGCACGTACCGCTGAAGTCGAGGTGATACTGACTGCCGGAAACAGCGTGACGACCGATCTGTACATCCCCAATTCGGCAATGGTGATCGGTGCGACCGCACGTGTCACCGAGGCGATGACCGGCACGTTGACCAGTTGGCGGATGGGGACGGACGGGGCGCTTGACCGCTTCGGTTCGGGGTTGGGTACCCAGGAAGGCTCGTGGGCACGCGGGATGCTGTCACAACCATTCACCTATTGGACCCCGACGCCGATTATCCTGTCGGCGACGGGAGGTGAATTCGCTTCGGGACGGCTGCGCGTTGCGGCCCATTGGCTTGAGCTGACCACGCCGCGCTGACGGGTTCCCTGCGCGCCTCCTTTGCGCTAGTTTCTGCAGAAAGGAGGTGGCCATGAACAGCCCCGCTATACCATTGACCACCGTTGCGGCGCCTGTGGGTGGCGCAGCGCTTTGGCAGCAGATCTGCGCTGAGGCACGTGATGCGATCAAGACCGAGCCTCTGCTGGGTGCCTTGATCCATGCCGGCCTTTTGCATCACGAAAACTTGCAATCGGCGCTGGCGTATCGCTTTGCGATGAAGCTGTCGTCGGGCGAGATGTCCGAACAGCTCCTGCGCGAAATTGCCGATACGGCTTATGCCGCGCGACCCGAGTTGATCGCTGCGGCCGAGGCCGACCTGCGCGCCGTCTATGAGCGTGACCCGGCAACGCATCGTCTGTTGCAGCCGCTGTTGTTCTTCAAGGGCTTTCAGGCGCTCCAGGCCTATCGGATCGGCCATTGGCTTTGGACCGAGGGCAGGCGGGACATGGCCTATTTCGTCCAGATGCGTTGTTCGGAAGCCTTTGGTGTGGACATTCATCCGGCTGCGCGTGTGGGCAAGGGGATCATGATGGACCACGCCCATTCCATTGTTATCGGTGAAACGGCGGTGGTCGGGGATAATGTCTCCATGTTGCACTCGGTCACGCTTGGCGGGACCGGCAAGGCCGATGGCGACCGCCACCCGAAGATCGGCAATGGCGTGTTGATCGGTGCTGGGGCAAAGGTGCTGGGCAATATTACAGTGGGGCGCTGCAGCCGCATCGCGGCTGGCTCCGTCGTCTTGAACGACGTGCCGCCCTGCAAGACGGTCGCCGGAGTCCCCGCCCATATCGTTGGCGATGCCGGTTGTACCGATCCCGCATTCGCCATGGATCACCTGATCGACGTTACCGAGGTGGAGGCGGGGGGGGCCTAA